AGAAGCCTAAACCCATGAATAGAAGCGGGAATAAATACGAGTAATGGCTACTGTCGCTCAGGTCGCAAAGGCGGCACTACAACGAATTCTAGTCCAGGCATCTGAGGCCCCATTAGAGGCTGACGAGTACCAGGACTTCATCTTCGCCATGAATAACTACATGGCACAACTCGACGCATCCGGGATAAGCCTGGGTTATACCGTTGTCACAGATCTAGGTGACCAGGTAACCATCCCAACTGGTGCGCTTCGAGGGCTAATTGCCAACCTGGCGATTGAGGTCTCACCTGACTACGGCGGTGTAATCTCAGACGGCCTGGTAAGGGCTGCGCGTGATGGATTCCAGACCATGAGGTTATTGGGACAGCGTATAGCGGCAACTAAAAACCCATCTACCCTGCCCGTCGGCTCAGGCAACGAGGACACGGTGTACGGTTACCCAGGACACTTCTACGACGCCTCAGAGGCAGAGATACTTGCCGAGACAACTGGCGCAATTGGTTTGGAGCTAAATACTAATGGTGGATAGAGCGCAGGGCAGAAAGAAGAGCGAGTTTGTCCAACAGAGCACGGTCCTGGCTAACAGCTATCTGGATTATGTTGTTAATGGTACGAACTATAAGATTGCCTACAACGACTTTGTAACCGGCCTTGGCGTTACCGGGACGATCGTCCAGGAGGGTGCTGTTACAGGCACGGCTATCCTAGACGTTGATGGCACTATCAATCAGATCCGTAACCTTGAGAACGGCCCAGGCATAGTTACCTCGGTATCTGCCGAGAATGGGGCCAAGATTAGCCACAACTTCACGGCTAATACTGACGGGCTCCCTATCCTATTGAACACAACCGCAGCGTCTCCCACAATTGCAAGCATTGTTGCTGGCTCAGGTATTAGCGTCCAAGCAGTGAATGATTCTGGTATTGAGATAACGTCCATTGCTGATGAAATAAACGCGCAAGTGTCTATGCACGGTAATTCAACTGCCACAACAATCTCTACTCAAAATGTACCTGTAAAAGCAGCAGGTACATTTGTAGCGGGAACTTTTTCCAGTTTTACAGTAGATACGACGGGCAAGCTCACTTATACAGGCTCAACGACTACTACAGTTCGTTTGACAGCTTCTGTAACTCTAGATGTGGTTGGGACAAATCAGGATCTAACTGTTCATTTGGCAAAAAATGGCACTGTTATTTCTGCCGCTAAAATATCCAGATTAGTGTCCGCATCCAATACGGCAAACGTGGGAGTGTTTTATAACGTCTCCGTTTCTACATCTGATTATCTTGAGGTATTTGTTTCCAACGGCACAAGCACAAATAATATCACCGTAACGGATTGTCTGTTCGGAGTATCTTAGATGCCAGTTACCCAACTGCCTATAGCAAATGGTTTTTATGTTAGCGACTCTTTGCCTATATCAGCCCAAGAGTGTACAAACTGGTATCCAAACATCGTCCAGGGGCAAGCACTGAGCCAGGAGACATTATTCGGCACTCCAGGGCTTACGCAGCTTGCAATATCTGGAACCCTGGATAACGAGAACCGGGGCGGTCACGAAATGGCCGGCAAGCCCTACTTCGTTAACGGAACCAGGTTATATCGCCTGGACGAAACTGTTACAGATGGTATTGCAACATATGCCCTGACGTTCATAGGCGACGTAGAGGGCACAGGCAGGTTATCGATGGCAGATAACGGCACTCAACTTATGATTCTGGTCCCTGGCGGGAATGGGTATATCTATAACCATGTGGCCGATACATTTACCCAGATAACAGACTCGGACTTTACTGCTAATGGAAATCCTCAGTTCGTCGTATTTATTGATGGCTATTTTCTGGTTACCACAGATTCCAAGAAGTTCATTGTTTCCGCAATCAACAACGGACTCTCGTACAACGCCCTAGACTTTGGCACGGCTGAATCGGACCCGGACGACATTGTTGCCCCGGTGGTCTACAAGAATCAGCTATTCATCTCTGGTGGCGAGACCTTCGAGGCCTTCCAGAATATCGGCGGCGCTGACTTCCCGTTTAGCAGGACAGGACTATTCCTTCAGAAAGGATGCTACTCGCCTTTCTCTCTCGTTAACGCCCAGGACACGTTTATGTGGGTTGGCGGCGGGGAGAACGAGGGGCCGGCTATCTGGGCTCTTAACGGTAACAGTACAGTTAAGATATCAACGACTGCGATAGACTCTTTACTATCTACACTTACAGAGACCGCTATAGCAAACATCTACTCATGGGCATACGCAAGCAAGGGAGCATACTTTATAGGCTTCTCACTGCCCTCTACAACGCTTGTATACGATACGACATCTCAGAGGTGGCATGAGAGGAAGTCGCTCTTAGACGGCTCCCTAGGAGCTCTCAGGGTGTCCTCGATCGTCAAGGCTTACAACAAGGTTATCTGCGGTGACGTTATTGACGGCAGGATTGGCGAGCTAAACCCGGACGTGTACACAGAGTACGAGAATATAATCATTAGGCGCGTCGCTACACAGCCCTTCCAGAACAATATGCAGTCGGTGTTTTTCCCTACTCTAGAGCTTACGGTTGAATCGGGTGTGGGTAACACTGACGCCCCTGACCCTCAGATCACGCTAGAGAGAAGCAAGGACGGCAAGACCTGGAGCGGACCTATCTCTCGCAGCATAGGCAAGATTGGCGAGTACAGCCGAAGGGCTATATGGCGCAGGAACGGTAGGGCTTCCAGGTTCGAGATATTCAGGTTCACTCTAACGGATGCGGTCAAGCCTGTAATAATACAGTTAACCGCTAACATCATTGGTGGTGATAAGTGACAGGCCCTAGGCTTAACCAGGCACAGCCTATCGTCCAACCTGATGGGACTATGGCTCAACCGTTTAGACAGTTCACCCAGGACGCAAGCCTAAGCATTCCTATCGTGGGAGTGGGCTCGCCAGAGGGCGTGGTAGAGGCCAGGCAGTACAGTTTGTACATAAACTCTACCGGGTCCACAGGATCGATAGAGTACAGGAAGATGCAGCCAGATATAGGCGGCGATACCTCGCAGGGGTGGGTCGCAGTCTAAGTATGCTAAAATTAACTAAATTAAGTAGGTGAGATTCTTATGTTGCAATTCGCTTTACCATTACTAGCAAAAGCAGGGAGCGCAGCTCTAGCTTTGGGCGGAAAGGCTGCAACGGCGGCAATGGCTAATCCATTAAGCACGGCTATGGGTGCTGCCAGCATTGGCTCATCAATAATGGGTAACAACGCCCAGAAAGATGCAATTGCCCAGGCTGAGGCCCAGCGCCAGGCTAACATGGAGCTCATTCAGCAGTACGGGAACAGAGCCTCAGAGGCTTTGCTGCCTGGTTACCAGGCTGGCCAGAACATCAGACAAGAGGGCATGAATCGGAACATGGCTCTAGCTGGGTCCACGTTTAGGCCGATGATTGAGACCATGCAGTCTGGTGACATGATGGCTCAGCAAGCGCTAATAGATTCTGTTGGCAGGATGCGTAACGCTCGATTGGGGGACCCGGTGGGCGCGCCTATACAAGCGCAAAATGTCCCTATAGATTACTCGGCTTTGAGTGGATTAATAAATCCTCAGCCTTTGCAATTCCAGCCTATACAAGAGACTCAGTTCTCAGACGCAGGAATGACCGATTGGTCTTCGGCGGATGTTAATAAGTACCTGGAAGCACAGAAGGATGTTAAAGACGATTACATGGCTAACAGAGATGAGCTCATTGCGGGCGGTGATCCTCAGTTCGCAACCCTGGAAGGCTATGCTCGATGGCATTACGACAATAAGGGCCGAGATGAAATAGCCAAGGGATTAAGATCGGCAGTAGAGGGAGTGACCGTTCCGGGTCCAACGTCTGGAATGCAGGGCCCATCTCAGGGGGCTTTCACCTCACAGCAAGTAGCTAATATATTTAATATGGGAGCTCGAGGATGAGCATAGCAAGGCTTCAAGGGCTACCAGCTCAAGGTCCATTTGATGCGGCCACAGTAGATGCAGTCAAAGATCTGCTCAATGCCGGCGAGGTTGATGTCAATGACGTGTCTGGCTACTTTAATGTAGACAAGGCGTTAGTCATTCAAAGCCTAACTGACATCTCTCCCCAGGCTTACACAAGCGGCAACCTGGACGCAGCACAAGTGGCAGCGGTTCAGAAGCTTATTGAAAACGGCGTGGCAAGCACCAAGGATGTATCTCAGTATTTTAACGCTCCAGAAAATATCGTTGAGAGAAACCTAACCGAGCAGCTTAATTACACCCCGGCGCAAATATCTCAAGCAAGGGTCGGCACTCCGATAACTCCAGTAGAAATCGCAGAGACCCCTGCAACCGGGGCAGAGATACAGACAGGTTTGCTTGGAGCAGAGCAAGCCCTTAAAGGTGGAGCTCAGGCAGCGATAGACAGGCTTGATACGCTAAACCAGCAGGGCAGACAAGACCTAACAACTCAGTACCAACAGGGGCTACAGCAAGCCGAAGCAGCAGCAAATCAGGCCCGTGGAGACATAACGGCCGGTACTACGCAGGGCTTGGAGGCTCTAGGCGCAGGTTTTGGCCAGGCTCGCCAGGATATAACCCAAGGAACAGCCCAGGGCTTAGAGGCTTTGGGTGCTGGCTTTGGTCAGGCAAGAACAGACATTACTGATTCCTTCGGCAGAGCTGAGGGTATGTTTGATCCTTACCGCCAGGCTGGAACAACTGCCTTACAACAGCAGATGGCTCTATCAGGAGCTTTAGGACAGGACGCATTTAACCAGGCCTACCAAGAATCTCCACAGATGGCGTTTCTGCGTGAGCAGGGCATGAGAGCAAATCTATCGGGCGCTGCGGCTACAGGCGGTCTCGGAGGCGGTAACGTCCAAAAGGAGTTACAGCGCTTCGGGCAGGGTCTAGCCTCACAAGGGCTACAGC